TTATCATTTGCATCAACAGTAACATCACCAGTACACGCAGCATAATCTACAGCATCAGACTCAATACTAAACAAATTAACAAATCCGTGGTCTGTAGCATCTTTAGAAATCTTAAATGCAGTATTTACCGCAGTATTAATAGTACCACGAGTTCTAAGCCTTACACCAAAATCATCTGTGCTTGCAGCAGTACCTTCACGGCATATTGATATATCTACACCACCAAAGTTGGTCTTTGTACCGGTAGCTTTGTCCAGTGCATCAACTTGCAGGGCAATACCATCAGTAATATTACCAGCCGAATTATCAAGTTCAAGGCTGATATTACCAGCATATATATGTCCACAAGTCGCATCATCACAGAGTTTAACGGCTACATTCAAGCCCCTCCAGTTTGTATTTGCATCACATTCTGAATCAACTCCGCCATTAATATAAAGCAAACCACCATAATTGTCGCCAGTTCCGGCTGTTTCTTTATAACCATCAATCAACACAAGATATTCTTGTGCACCGGCAGCACCACCAAAGAAATTAGTTCCATTAATTTGACAGCCATAAGTTCTGCCGTTTCTAACTTGAGATGGCAAGAAGAAAAACGAAGTACCTACAATAGTTTGACCTGTTGGAAATACTTTAGCAAGACATACACCAGCGTCACTTGACCTATCAACATCTTCCATTGCAATTGCACAGGCAATCGGGTCATCATCTCCGGTAGAAGCACCGAAGTAAGCATTACCATCAGATAGCCCAAGTAAGGTAGTACCATTTGAGCAATCAGCATAAGCACGAACTGGAACTATTGCTCCATTAGCAACAAATATATCTATTTCAACTCCATTAGCACTTGAAATACCAGGGCCGGTTACACCTTCCTGTTGAGTGCCTGCAACAACTCCAGCAAACCACTGAAAGTTAGTTGAAGAAACATCCTCAACCCTCATTATTTTACCTTCATTTTGGTAACCTTCTGCGGTAGTAGTGCTTTCTGTGTAACCATTTTTAGTAACACCAAGCCAATTATTTGTAGTATCATAATTAAAGCATACAGGCATCCCTTCATAAATGACGCTTGTACCTTCGTATAGAACTCTACGCCTAATGGCAACGGGGTCTATCCCACCAAAATTTAACGTTTGAGCCATTTTTTGTCCTCTCTAATTAAAGTTACAATTACCATTAAGAATCTGGGTGTTGTGATATAAGAAATCCTGCTTCGTGCGGATTCTCACAAAAAACATTATATCTTGTATCAATAAACGAATTTAACACATTGTGCCTAAACGGGTCTTCTCTCTCGGTTTGAGTAAAGTTCCAATCACTATGAATAACAGGATAAATCATGTCGTGATTAAATCCTATAATTGGGTCTGTGCCGTAAACAGAGGTTCTTGCCGTATTGAGTATATCAACATAAACAAAAGGAATCTGCTTAAAAGTAGGAGTCCCCCAATGAGAATCCCTATTATAACCCATATTATCATCTGCTTTAGCATAAAATTGATTCAATTTGGTAATTACATTACGTGAAGAATACATTGAAAAATTAACCAACCCGTTTTCCTGACCAACAGTTTCTGGAATTACAGGAGCTTGAAAACCCAAGTCCAAAACAGCTTGGTCTAATATGCTCAACAAATCTTCGTCAATATTACCTTCATGGTCTGCATAATAACCTGCCCAACCAGAATTAGTTGCAGCACTTGAAGATATTCCTCCTCTATCAAATGTAGCAGCAGAAGAACCACTACCATCATTATAATGACCATCATAACCAGACCAACCTCCTGTGGTTTCAGCAGTACCAAACGGCAACCAACTAAATACAGAATAAGGATTAGTAACATCACTTGAACTTGTTGGGCCAGTTAATATTTTCAAATAAATATCTTCACAAACATCCTTTATTGCAGACTTATACTGTTGTTCAAAAACATCATAAATCTTTTCAGCCCCACTATTGATGCTTGTTTCCATTAAATTCCACATCATGCCGCCTGTGGAGGTGCGCCAATCCAAAGTATATTTTCTATTGATATTCTTCTTTGTTAAAGAATCAGCATCCCATATACCTACGTGTTTGGCATTTCCTTCACTATCAAGCGTAATATGACCTTCTAATTGGTCTCCACCTTTAACCTTCTTTGCGTTCTTCATAAAAATATTCCAAAACTGCCACTTACGATAAGCAAAATTAGCAAGTGCCGGTTTAGCTACAAGAATATTTTGAAGGGTAGCGTGCCAATAGTCTAATGCTTGCCGGAAATCTATTTCCATCGAATTACCCTCTCTCTCTAAAACTATAAATACAATCCATTATTTCACGTCTATGCCCATATCCTTGGCTGTCTGTCTTACAATATCCGGCCCATAAGTTAAAGCCTTTTTTGTAGGCTCGTGTGACGACCGCTTTGCAGAAAGTCTTTTTTCCTTTTCCTTCAACTGTTTAACAAATTTGCGTTCCGTGCTTTGAGTAAGGTGTTGCCCTTTATACGCATTTATCGCTACTTTCATCGAAGCATCAACATCCTTTCCTTGGGCATAAAGAGACAACGCTATGTCCAATACCTCACTCCGAGCTTTCATTTGTGGAGACGATAGGACAATATCTCCGTTTGGAAATTTTGGTAATTTTTTAGTTTCACCAAAAACTTCATGCTCTTTTGCTACACCATCAAATATTTCATTTACTCGTGTAAGCAAACCGTTAACTTGTTGCTGTTCCTTGTCTTTTGCGACTTGACCCTGAGCTTCCTCAAGTTTGTCAAGACGAGCAACAAGTTCTGCGATTTTTTCATCTTCCTGACTATCTTCAGCCTTCTCCGATTTTTGTGTTTCTTCTTTTTGAGTTGTATCTGACTTATCAGAGTCCTCAGAAACAACCAGAGTAGGAATAATTTCTAAAAGTTCTTCGTCTGTATAAGGCTCTCTAACTTGATTCCATTCGCCTTTTTCATCAAGTTCATATCCTCCTGAAAAATATTCTATTTGTTCGTCTGTCATACCACGTTTAGTAGCAGCAGTACGAAATTCTGTTGGAATAGCATCTCCAACATTTTCTTCTCCAACATCTTCATCGTGGGCTTTGCCTTTAACTAAATTAGACAAACCTTTTGTCATTTTTTCAATAAGGGTTTCTTTTGTATCTTTCGCTTCTTCAACTACTTCTGTATTAACTTCCTGTTCTACAGACGAAACATCCTCAGTTTGATTATCAACCTGTTGTGTATTTTCTATTTCTTCGCTCATTTTGTCTCCTATTTGAATTTTATATCAATTACTTCAAAATCAAAGGAAGTTTTTGAACCGGTTCTTTTAGTAACACTCGTCAATTTTAATGTAATATTGGCAGAATATTTTTTTCCTACATTTTCAGCATTTAACGGCAAATCATATAAATATAAAGAAGGATAGCTTACATCTGAAGTTTTTTCTATTTTTTCTGGTTTTCTTTTAAGAGAAATTTTTCTTCTTAGAATCTTTTTTTCCATTATTTTCTCTCCTTGTTCTTACAAATTTCACACTGCTTTTGTGCCGGTGACCGTTTGAAAAATAACCTGCCGCACGCACATTTAGCCCTTTTAATCCCGGCCTCCTCTAATATCTCATATACTATGGTTCTAACTTTTTTCTCATTCAACGATTCAGCAACAATTTTAGTATTGATACTTTTCAGTTCTTCTTTACTATCAATTCCAGGATACTTCTTCCTGCATGGTTTACATATACCACCTACTAAAGCTTCTGGTCTAAATCTATTTTCACAAACTTTACATTCTGTGTTAAGTTCCATTTTTGTCTCCTAATCTGATGGGGGTCTAAATTCCTTATCTAATTCTTGCATCCCCCTAAGTTTCGCTTCTTTCAATTTATGAACACGATTTTTTATCAACAACTGGCCTCTGTCATTATAAGTAGAATTTGGGTACTTTTTTCTAAAATAATCTAATTGATTTATTGGACAGCCCATAGAAATAGACCATCGATGATTTTCTTTCATTAAGCCATCTATATTGCCTTGTGAATGTTCGGCAACTATGTCTCTTGTGGCGTTCTTTCCACATTCACACTTTTGAGACTTCATACAATCCTTCATGGATAATATTCTTTCAAAGGATTTGCCACACTCACATTTGAAGCAGTATCTAGGAATATTAAGACCCTACCAATATATATTTTATTTGTCCATCTGAATCATCAGATACAATACGTATTCCAGGCATAGCCGTAGCGTTTGGATTTATGGGTATTGGATATCCTTCTCCTTCTTGGATATATAAATGAGAATCAGTCGCCGTAGGCGTGCCTGTAGTCGCACCCAATTTAACATACAAATTGCCGGTCAATGCTTCTAAATATAAACAATAACCGCTGCCAGCGGCAATATTGCCTAAATCCAACGTAACGGCAGAATCGGCTATAATAGGCTTACCTTGTACTGTCTCTGCTGGAGTAGTATCGGAGGTAAACTTAGTAATTCTATTTTCTTCGCCTCCTGCTAATCCAGTAATTTCAATCCAATTTGATATAGTTAATTCGGCAGCCATTATTTACCTCTCTTATTCGATAGCAGCTATATAGCGTTCAGCAAGAATATAACACTCACAACCATCTACATTCACTACAGGATATGTCTCATATTTTGGTGGAAGAAATACAACTATATCGCCAACTTTAACTTCGGGCTTAATTCTATTACCATTATTATCATAAGCCCCTTTGCCAATCTCCTTAACCTCTCCTCTCCACCAATCATCCTGTATCGTATCAGGCATTACTATTTTACTTGTCTTTTCTTTAGCTATTTTTCTAACTAATACGGTGTCTCTTAACATTAACATTTTATTTGTCTCCTATATCCTAACCGCCATAAAAAATCACGCAAGCTTTTTGACATTCGCTCTACTTTTGCCTCTGACATATACCAATCTTCTGCGTGCATCGCTTCATGTATAATAAAATACATTATTTGTCTTTCAGACAATCCCTGTGTATTTACAATCAACTCTAAATCTTGTTTTTCACTCGCACTTGCAAAACCATAACGAGGTTCTATAGTAATATAATATTTTTTTCCGTTAAATGAATGTGTCCGAACTTTCATAATCACTTTTTACGTCTCAAATGGCTTTTCTTTACGGCTTTTTTTGGTGTAAGAACGCCCATTGCTATTTTATAGCAACGTTCCATAGAATATCCAGGATTATCTTTTTTTATACTTGTTGCCATATCGTGAAATTTTTCAGTATGTAATCCTTTACCGGTGGGCGACTTAATTCCTTTTTTCCTATATATTGCTCTAATTCGTTCCGACATTAATTCTCTAAGTATTCTTGTAAACTTTCTTCAATATGTGAAACTGGCTCAAACAAAACAACACCGCCGCCAGGGTTAGGCCCACAAACACAAATACCTATTATCTCCAATTCAGTGTTTAACAACGCCCCGCCACTACTTCCAGGAGCACATTCAGCATCGGCTTGAATCAAACCTACTCTGCCACATGCGTCCCTATCTAAGTGAGAAATTACACCTTTTGTAATTGTAGTTGCAAACTCAATTTGATATGGGGCACTAATTGCACAAACAGTATCCAGTAATTTCGGTATTTCGCCTAACCGTAAATATGGTAATTCCCCTTTTAGCCAAATAAAACCTACATCATATTTTGAACTTTTCCATGACCGAATTATATCATATTCGTTTCCGTCTATATCAACAACATAAATATTATTAATATCAACTATATGACCGGCGGTTAAAACCATATCAGGGGCCACCATAACGCCCGAACCATACACACGGCCATCTGTTATTACAACGTTGGCTCTCAAAACATAATCATTCATCTGCATCTCGTCTGATGCATGGTCATTTTGGCTTAACAATTCAACAGAATTATTAAGATAGTCTATAGTATTAGAATGGCTTTCTATAACTTGATAATTACTAAAAACACACAACATCATCGCAGTTACTATAATCATTAAAATACCTATTGAATGTCTCATTTTGTCTCCTTGGCTTCACCGCCAAATCCTTGTCCTGCTTGAACTCTCTGAGATTGTGCTTCTCGACTAACATCCATAGCACCATAAACATCCGAAAGTTGACCAAATTTATTCTTATTTTTATTTGGTTGCATTGTGTATGATACATCAGACAGTTCTTGAGGAACTGCTGTTTTATAAAATTGATTAAGATTTTCAACACCAAGATAACCGGCCAAAATTTTAGTAGCCGTAGGAACATCAAGCTCCGCACCCTGAGAGGCGGCAATTTTAGATGTAGGAAGAACCCACTGCGTCATAAATTGCATTAGTCTTTGATAATGTAATTCGGGGGACATTCTCTGTGTAGAATACGCTTTTATAGAAAATACAAAATCATAGTAATCGGCTACATTATCGGCTTGAGAAAAAACTATATCAACTTCGCCCAAACCTGGGATTTGTTCAATAACAGGAATATAAACTGTAGGGTCTGTCCAAACATAATATGCCAATTTGTTTACAACAGACGTCATAAAATTATGAAATCTATTATACATATTATTTACAATTCTACTTGCATTTTGAAATACAAGCTGTTCCTGACCAAGTGTTGGGGCCTGTGCTCCACGACCTCCCATAACATCTGGGTTAGCTCCGGTTTTAGTAAAAGCTAATTCTGCAAAATTCATCCAATTATAATTATCTGGATTTACACCACCAATACTAAGAGTATTAATTCCTTTGGCATTTTTAGCTATAATAACATCCATATTATTTGCTTTTAATATTTGTTTAGCGGCTTTTTTAGAAGCTGGTTCGGCGATAACAACATTTTTTTGGCTTTCGGCCTGTTCTCTCGCAGTAGTAGCTAAAATATTCATTGACACATCAAGGTCATTCCATCTCCAGGCTGGAGGAACTGCTATTGGTGAACCTGGAAAATAGGTCAAATTGAGGTAATCATATGGGCCATCGCCAGGGCCATCATATTCTACTTCTCCCAACGCAACCGCCCTACCACCTTCTGGAAGTATTGTATAAATAACACCCTCATCTTTTACATAAATATCTTGAAGGATGGTGTACTCCCGAAGATTTAATTGACTCCACTTAAAATTTTTGGCTGATATTTCTTCAGCACCAAACTTACTAATAAGTTTACCAGAAGGCTTTATAAAATCCGCATATTTAGGATACAATTCTTTAGCATACTCAGTAGGTACTCTATATGTATCTCCTTCTATTACAAAGTCTTCTCTATTTTTAGCAGCAGGGTCGCCAATATAATCTGCGGGGTCAATTACAGCTACTTTAGGTTCTCCAAGTTTTATTTCTTCATCATTAATAGAAATTAAACGATTGTATTCGGAAAAAGTTCTTGTTATTCCCATACTAAATATAGCATTGGTAGCTACAGGAATAAGTGTAGACTCCGCTATATTCATTTTTTTATCTATCAAATAGTTCAGGGCCAATTGTGAACGATATGCCGCCCCCCTTAAATTCGCTACTTTGGATTCAATAAGAAGCCTTGGATTTCCTTCAACTAAAAAAGGCACAATAGTAGACACGCCCCTATCAATTAAATTTATCATGTGTGCTCTATTGTAACCTTTAGTATAAAAACCAGAAGCCCAGCCATAAAGAAGTAGTTGAGAATGTTCCAGGGGAGCCTCCCATTTTTTCTTATAGGCTTTAGCCATTACTTGCAGACGAGCAACAAAATTTTTAGTTACGTCTTTTTCTTTAAGTACATTCATTTATTAGCTCAGAATAAATATTTTTTAGCGTATCTCTCGTTAGCCCTGCGTTTTTCATAAAAAGCATCATAACGATGTTTGAATGAATTTACCGGAACTTTGCGGCTATTTTTATAATCTCCTTTAGTCTGGTCTTTTGTCCCCAAAATACATAAGCCAGTCGCAATTACTCTATCTCCGTGTCTTTTTCTTGCACCAGAACTCATATCAGCCGTAGCAGATGTAATTATTTCAGAACCCTCAGAAAAAACATAATCACATAATTCTTTGTAAAGTTCTTCGCTGTGTATTCTAATAGAAATATATTTTCGTTCTTTTTTTAATCCTTCACACAGTGCTATGTTTAATTCACTTAGAAGAATTTCCTTATCATCTCCTCTTGAGTGCCAACCTGGTCTATCTGACTTTTTGCGGGTAGTTGAATCTTCTCTATGCTGCATATAAATATGGTGATATTCATGCCATAATATTCTATTGTTAAAACTTTGCCCATAACCACCATTAACTTCCCAAATTAAATATGGTTTATCAACACCACCAATCCATTCAGCTAAAGCTACTACAGTATCAGCAAAAAGCTTAACTTCTGTATTTGCATCAGCCCAAATACCAACAAGTTCTTCGGTATTAACATCATATATAGCAGCAACAGAATTGGAACTACCTACGCCCTGGCTTATATCACAGCCTATAATATAATTATGAGTTTGGTTTGGTCTAAAAGATTCAGTTAATTCTCCCCACCATTTCAAGTGTTTCTTACCAGAATAGGGGTCAAACTCTGCATAATCTATAACCCCATCTTCGTCCATATCAAAAGTCAATTCCCCTTTATAATCTGGGTATTTAATATCCCGTTCTTTTATTCTTAGCAAAACTGTTTCATCAAATACTAAATCCGATGCCCCATAAGCATTGCCCCAAACATTACACATAAAATCCCGTTTATCTCTATGCTTTTCTTCGTAATCATGCCAGGGACTTCTTAGCGGTTTTGGTAAATTAACACATCCGTCTGCAACAAACCAATTTCTATATTCTTCGGGAATACTTTCTAAATTAAAATCTTCTTTATCCTCAAAGAACTTATCTTTTTCAATATAGTAATCTTTATCTAACAGTTTAATTTTTCCAGCTTCAGGCGAAGTATAAAATCCTTTATTCTTCTCTGGATTTTCCCACCACATCAAAGTCTCAACATGTGTTGTCTCTTTTTGCAAACATTGATTAAATGTGTGGTTTGGCCCTAACCAGTGTGTACTTCCATATATAACACATTTAGCTACATCGTGGATAGAACCTTCGATAGAATCAGCAATGGCTTTTCTTACCCGACCAAATTCATCAAAAAATACTCCTGTTCCACGCCCACCAGCACTGAAGTTTTCATTAGTAGTATCACCTTCAATTACGGAATTAGTAGGAACAAATTTTAACATCCTTTCTTTGCGTTCAATCGTTTTTTTAACTTGAGATAAACCAAACCAAGATGGTAAATTTTCTATCACATTATCGAGCTTTGCAAATAAAGTATAATTTTTTCCTAAATCATCTACTAAATCTGCATTTCTTGAACCTACAACAAAATTACAAAGTTCATATAAAATACACCAAGCAGCAAAAGTTTTACATACTATCTCCGTAGCTCCTTCTTCTCGACTCTTTTCTATACCAAAATCCCTCTGTTCATGAATTGCTTTATCAAGCTCTGTGATTACTTTAATCTGTTTTGGTCTTGGAATAAATAGATGATTAATCCTATCAAAAGGATTTAACGTCATAAAAGTTGTAGCAAACATTATAGGAACATAACGTCTACACAACTCTAAATATATTTTTTGTAGTTCCGGTTCTTTAGCAAGCAAAGAATGAAGCTTAATCCGAAAATCTAAATTCTCCTTCTCATTTTTAGGAATTATATTATAAAAAGCTTTTGGATTATCTATGTCTAATTTCATTCTTTTGATTCAGAATCTACAAATTTTGTATCTTGTACTACATCAGCTAACTTACCAACAAATGCAAGTATTTCCGACCGAATATCCCCATTCAAAGGGGATTGATTCTTATTCAATTCGTTAGCTTTTTTGAAAAATTCAGGTAATCGGTTTATCATAAAGAATTTTAATAAACTTGTTTCAGCAGGAATATGACGAGGAGTAGTCTTCTTTTCTACTGGAATCCATTTATTGTCTTTATATTCATATTTAATTTCTTCAGAAACAATATCGTAACCTACAGCCCTTTGAAAAGCTTTCATTACCAAATGAGTATCGGCGGCATTTTTTCCAGCTTCCCAAGCTCTGTCAATATCTGAATAATTTTTTCTTAATCTTTCAAACCAACCTTTAGGGTCTTTTCCAGCAAAACCAAGCATTACACCAATATCAGCTTGAGATTTTCCATTGGCCGTTAAGTCCGTTATAACTGGTAAAAGCATTAATTCAAATTTATCGGGTTTGATTGTTTTAGTTTTTTTCTTCATCTTCAACTAATAGGAAATTGGTAGGATGTAGGGCAGTTCGTAAAAGACGCAACCAGCATTCACAACATCCTACCTTCCCAAAATTCGGAGTTTGTTAAATACATAAGAAACTCCTATATAAAATATTATAACTATTTAGTAAGTTGTAATTTACTCAATTTATCTTTTCCCTGTCTCTTATACACATCTCCGAGCCCACGAGACGCTACGCTATCTCGTATGCCGTCTTCTGCTTGAAAAAAAAA